ACCTACCAAGCTGGTCACACAATACTATTTACACGATTTACTTTAAGAGCTGCAAGCATTAGTATCATTCCAGAATTTATTGAGAAGTTAGAAATATTAAATCTAATTGATAAATTTAAAATTACAAAGGATGAAATAATTAATAAGGGCAACGGAAGCAAGATAATCTTTAGAGGTATTAAAACAAGCTCAGGTGACCAAACAGCTAATCTAAAATCATTGCAAGGGATAACTACTTGGGTAATGGATGAAGCTGAGGAACTTAACGACGAAGATATATTTGATAAGATTGATTTATCTGTTCGTAATAAAGTACAAGAGAATAGAGTTATATTAATATTGAATCCAACAACCAAAGAACATTTCATTTACAAGCGTTGGTTTGAAGATAGGGGAGTTGCTGCTGGTAGTAACATAACTAAAGAAGATACTACCTACATTCACACAACATACTTAGACAATATAAACAACCTTTCAGAAAGCTATATTAAGCAGATAGAAACAATGAAGGTTAGAAGGCCAAACAGATACAAGCATACTATTGAAGGTGCTTGGCTGGACAAAGCTGAGGGTGTTATATTTACTGATTGGAGCATTGGAGAGTTTCAACAAGTAGGTAAAGTTGTATTTGGTCAAGATTATGGATTTAGCAATGACCCTTCAACGCTCGTTAAAACAAGCATAGACAAAGAAAATAAAGTCATCTATATACAATTATGTTTCTACCAGACTAAGTTAACCACAAGCGAAATAGCAGTATTAAATAAAAAGTTTGCAGCAGATAATTTAATAGTTGGTGATTCAGCAGAACCAAGATTAATAACAGAACTAAGTAGAGACTGTAACGTTGTGCCAGCAATTAAAGGTCAAGGTAGTATTACCTTTGGAATTAGTTTACTGCAAGATTATGATTTAGTAATAACTGAAGATAGTACAGATTTAATAAAAGAGTTTAACAACTATTGTTGGTTAGAAAAGAAATCACAAACACCAGTAGATAATTTTAATCACGCTATTGATGCGCTGAGGTATGCAGTTAGCTACCAATTACAGAATCCAAGTTTAGGTGAATATCACATTTATTAATATATTTGATTAAGCAAAAAATTAATTTGCGTTTTGGTAAAATAGGTAGTCGGCAAAAGAGCGTTACCTATTTTTTTTATATTTGTATATAACGATTCACTAATTAAAACGTTTATATATAAATGAAACTTACAATTAACATACCTGAACAATTAAGTGAGGTTACTTTAAAGCAATACCAAAAGTGGTTAAAGATTGCTGAGGGTAAAGAGCTGGATTCATTTCTACAACAGAAGATGATTGAAATCTTTTGTAATATACCACTAAAGAATGTTCTACAAATAAAAGCAAGCGACATTAATAATATTACTGAAGAACTTACAAAGCTGTTTAGTAATACACCCAAGTTTATAGATAGATTCGAAATGAATGGAAAAGAGTTTGGATTTATACCTAAGTTAGACGATATTAGTTTTGGTGAGTACGTTGACCTTGATACCTATCTTGCTGACTGGGAGTTGATGCATAAAGCAATGGGTGTTTTATTTAGACCAATAACATTCAAAAAGAAAAAGCAATACTTAATAGAAGATTACGATAGTGCTGACAAGTACGATATGACAGAAGTTACTTTAGATGTTGCTTTTGGTTCGCTTGTTTTTTTTTACAGTTTAAAGAACGAATTACAGAAAACTATCCTGAATTATTTAGCAACACAACAGGAGATAGAGCTACCTCAGCATCTGCGGGATTCTCTGCAAAATGGGGCTGGTATCAATCTATCTACGGACTCACTAATGGAGATATTCTCAAATACAATGAAATTACCAAATCAAAACTACACACCTGTTTAATGCACTTAGCATTTGAAAAGGATAAATATGAATTAGAGCAACAAATATTAAAAAGAAATCAAAGATGACAAAAGAAGATATATTAGAAGAATTAACAAGCAGAGATTTATTAATTGAGAATGAACACATTATCCTTGTAGATGGATTTGAAGAAGCATTTATAGGTATATCAGCAAACAACCCAATTAAAGCAGTTTACGATTATTGGATTTGTTTAGATTTATTAATACAAAGAGAGGGTGTCGACTTTGATGAAGCTATTGATAGTTTAGATGAATTTATTGAACAAGACTTAGGAGAACACACTCCAACTTATATAAAATTAGTATGAACAGTTTTTATAACATAATAGACAAGATTAAAGAGGTAGTTACAGCAGAACCATTTAATAACGAAATAACATTTGGTGATATTGCTGACATTGATTTAAAGAAGCAGAGCTTATTCCCTTTAGCTCACGTAATGGTTAACAATAGTACAATAAACAACAACTACGTAACTTTTAACATTACTATTTTCTTTATGGATTTAGTAGATATTAGCAACGAGCAAGTAACAGATTTATATAGAGGTAATGACAACAGACAAGATATATTAAACACTCAATTAGCTTTAGCCACCAGAGTTATAAGAGTTTTACAAAAGAGTGATTTATACAAAGATAAATTTGAATTAATTAATCCAGCTACTTGTGAACCATTTACAGAAAGGTTTGACAATATGCTTGCTGGTTGGGCGGTTACTTTTGATTGTGGTACTAAAGATGAAATGACCTACTGTTAATGAGTAAATTTAAACAAGCATTAGAAAAATACGCTAAGTATGTTGTTCAGCAGTCAAGAAGTAATTTGACTAAAAAGAAAAACAACGCTTCTAAGCAACTGTATAATAGTTTAGAGTATAAAATACAAGGAGATAGAGTTTCTTTTCTTAGTGAGAGTTATGGCGAGTTTATTGATAAAGGTGTTAAGGGTGCAAAGTCTACATATCCAGAAAGCTCTGCAAGTCCTTTTAAATATACAACTAAACAACCACCAAGTAGAGTATTTGATAAATGGAGTATTAGAAAAGGCATAGCGCCAAGAGATAAGCAAGGAAGATTTATTAGTAGGCAATCACTAAATTTTTTAATTGCAAGAAGTATTAAAAACAAAGGTATTAGAGCAACATTATTTTTTACTAAACCTTTTGAACGTGGTTTAGATTTATACGGAGATGAAATTGTTGCTGGTTATTTAGAAGATAAATTGAAATTAAAATGAGTACAATAATAAGAACAAGAAGCCCTTTCTTTATAAGGACACCACAAGAAACCAATAGTGAATTAAGTTACTTTCAAATTAATATAACTGTATTTGGTGGTTTAAGTAATTCAACGGAGCAATGCGACGATTTATATGCAGACTATTCACTACAAAAAAAACCAATAGGTAGCGAAGATTCTGTTAGTGTAGATATTAGTGAAATAGTAAACGACCATTTGGAGCAAATATTTACTGGAGTTTATTCTGTATCATCAGCAAAAAGTTCTATTTGGGTAACTGTTGCAACATCTCCAAGACAAGCAGATGGTTCTTTAATAGATGATGCTTCAACAACTTCAAACACTTATTTAGCTCAAGAAGGTTACAATCATTTTAAAGATGGTGTTAACTATACAGCAGAACCTATTGCAATGATTAGTGGAAGTTATTTACAATACCATCAAGGAAGTACAATTACAATACCAGTAAATGTTGAACGAGTTATTTCTATTCAATGGCGGTCAGGTACAAGCACAAGAGAAACAGATAGTTTTGCAGATAATGGAAATCAAAACCAAAAAATAGGATATGCGCAGTTCTCAGGTTCTACAGTATTAGACAATATATTAGTTACCTACGATGATTCGTATGAATCTACTATTACAATAGTACCAATTGAAGAATGCAAATACCCAGTTCATAAAATTACTTTTGTTAATAGATGGGGAGCAATGCAAGATTTATTTTTCTTTAAGAAATCTACAGAAAGTTTAGAAACGAGAAGCGAAAATTTTAATAGAAGTATATTTGAAGCAAGGAATGTAGTTTTGTCACCACCAGAAGAAGGTGTTAATTGTGATGAATCAATTACATATAATACTTACTCAACAACAGCACACGCAAAGAAAACTTTTAATTCTAATGCTACAGAAAGCATTTCTTTAAATACTGGTTTTGTTAATGAATTAATGAATCCATATTTTGAGGAGTTAATGGTTAGTGAATACATTTGGCTAACTGATTCAACTAATACAATTTATCCTGTTAATTTAAAAGAAAGTTCATTTACTTACAAGACTGGTTTGAATGATAGATTAATAAATTACACAATGAATTTTGAAAAGTCATTTAGCTTAGTAAATAATATTAGATAATGCAAAAAGTAGTTCTATATATACAACCACAACTTAGAAACACAACAACGGAACAAGATTTTGTTAGAGTTGATTTAATGGAAGAAGAACTTATTTCATTAACTCAGGTTATTCAAGATGTTAGTGACATAGATAAAATATTTACGGATTATAGTAGAACTTTTAATTTACCAGCAAGTAAAACAAATAATAAGATTTTTAAGCATTGGTACAACCCAGAGGTTGAAGGTTTTGATGCAAATATCTTTTGTGAGTCAAGAATTGAATTAAACCACCTACATTTTAGGTTTGGTAAAATACAATTAAATGAGGTTTCTATGAAGTATGGAGAGCCATCAATGTACAAGGTTACATTCTTCGGAAATACAGTAACTTTTAAAAATAAGATTAACGAAGACCAGCTGTCAGATTTAGTTTGGTTAAATAATTTTAATCACGATGCAGATGCTGATTATGTAAAAGACGCTTTAGAAAACGGAAAAAACTTCACAGTTGATAGTGTAAGTTATACAGATGCAATTATATATCCACTAATAGCACACTCACAAAGTTATATTTATGATAATCAAACTGGCTCTGCTAATTTAAGCAATGGTTTAAATATCAGCACAAATACATCACACCACCAACAAAGAGGAGTTGTCCCTGAAGATTTAAAACCAGCTATACCAGTAAAGAATATTATTAAAGCAATTGAAGAACAATACAGCATAATTTTTAAAACTGGTGAGTTCTTTGATTCTACTGCAATGGATAATTTGTATCTATGGTTGCATAGGGCTAAAGGTAGAGTTACAGGAGATTTATTAGTTGAATTAAGTGGTGTTACGTTTATATGTCAAACAACTGCTAATTGTGTTCACTATAATGGTACAACTTATGACTCAGTTGAATTTGAAGAAGGAGATTATATATTTACACAAAGGTTTTCTGCAAGTGCTAATCCACCTACACCAATGGAAGAAGGATTCAAATTTACTGCTAATATAACACCAGCTTCAAGCTCCATACCCTACTCAATTGAAATTGTTGACAGCTTAACAGATACTATTGTAGCAACAGCAAACAATTTAACAGGTCCTCATAGTCATTCAATTGGTTATGGTTTTGGTCAATCTAATTCATTAGCATTAAATGAGTCAAGAAGATTATTTGCAAGAGTTAGAAGTGTTGACCCTTTAACATTTTCTGCAAGTGTTTCTTTAGACCATTCATTTTATAATCCAAGCACGCAAAGGAGAGAATATAATTTGATTGCTAATTACAATAGTCAATCTTCAAGCATTGTTACAAGTGCTACAATAATAATTACAGAACAAATACCACAAATTAAAATTAAAGACTTTCTAAATGGTTTGTTTAGAGCTTTTAACTTAACTGCTTATGTAGACTTTTTCGGGCAAGTAATTGTTGAAACTTTAGATGATTATTATGCGGGTGGTAACACTTTTGACATTACTGAATTTGTAAAAACTGATGAACATACTATTAGCGATGCGTTACCATTTTCAAATGTAGATTTAGAATATTCAGAACCTAAAAGCATTTTGGCTCAAACGTTTCAATCTTTAAACAATAGAAGATATGGCGAATTAACTTACATTGGAGATGCAAGTAAAAAAAGAGAATATAAAATCACATTACCTTTTGAGCATATGTTATTTGAAAGGTTACAAGATAAAACAAGTGGAGCGTTGACTACAGTACAAGTTGGCAGTTTCTTAGATGATAATTTAGAACCAAGTATAGGACAGCCATTATTGTTTTATGGTATTCATCAACAAGATGTTTCAACAGTAATTAATTTTCTATATAGTACAAGACCAGAAACCTACGCTGATTTATGCCCAACAGGAACTAATTACAATTTAGAAAGTTATTGGATTCCCAGTTCTTGCAATGAGTTAGGAACATCAACAACAGCGCCAACTTACAATCTAAACTTTGGTAGTGAAATAAACACTTATACTTTAACTGATTATGGTGGTAATAATAACAGTTTGTTTCAAACTTATTATACTAATTACATTACAAGAATATTTAACAAGAAAACAAGAATATTTAAGTTCTCTGCTATACTACCATTAAAAGTATTATTGAATTTAACTTTAGATGACTTGATTATAGTTGGTACAAGAGCTTATACTATTAATAAAATGTCAAGTAAATTACAATCAGGAGAAACGAATTTAGAACTATTAAACGAACCAACGTGAAAACAATATTAGAAGCATTAGAATTTTGTAAAGAAAATAAACTTTACGATAAATACATTAAAATAGCATTAGGTGTTAATAAAGTACCAATGACAATAAAAGAAGGATTTAACCAATTAAGACTAAAGTAATGGCTCAAGTATATCAAGCAACAGTAAAAGTAAACACAGATGGAGCAACTAAGCAAGTTGATGAACTAAATCAAAGTTTAAAAACTACTAAATCAGAAGTTAGTGAACTTAAATCTTCTGGCAAAGCATTTAATACTTTAAAGAAAGGTGCTAAAGGTGTTGCTGGTGGTTTTAAAATGATGGGAACAGCTTTAAAAGCTGCTGGCATTGGTTTGGCAATTGCTGCTTTTACTGGATTGAAAACACTATTTGAACAAAATCAAAAAGTAGTAGATTTATTTAATATTGCTTTTGAGAGTTTATCCTTAGCGTTTGCAGATTTTTTTAATTATATAAATGACAACATTGATACTGTTACAGGTTTTTTTAAGAAAATATTTGAAGACCCTTTAGGAAGTATAAAAGCATTTGGTAAAGCCTTAAAAGAAAATATTATTGAAAGAGTTAAATCTGCTCTTGAAGTATTTGGATTTTTAGGTAAAGCAATGCAAAAACTTTTTGCTGGTGATTTTAAAGGAGCTATTGAAGAAGTCAAAAATGCAAGTACTGAATTTGTCGATGTGTTAACTGGTGTTGATGATTCAGTAGACAAAGCTACTGAAGTAATTAATAAAGGTGTTAAATCATTAACTGAATATGTTAAGTCAACAACAGATGCAGCAATTGCAAATGTAGAACTTAAAAAACAAGCTGATTTAGCAGCAGTCGCAAATCAAGGTTTAATAGAAAAGTATGATTTACAAGCTGAATCTTTAAGGCAAATAAGAGATGATGAAAGAAATAGCATAGAAGAAAGAAAAAAAGCTAATGATGAACTTGCTTTAGTATTAGACCAGCAAGAAAAAGCAATGTTATCTAATGCTCAAATTTCATTAAGAGCAGCAAAAGCAGAACTTAAAAAAGATAAAAATAATATTGAGTTTAAAAAGGCTGTGATGGAAGCTGAGAACGAACTCGTAGCAGTTAGAGCGCAAGTTGCTGGTTTTAGAAGTGAGCAACAATCTAACGATTTAGCATTGAGCAAAGAAGAATTAGAAATGTCTAAGTCTAAACTTGAATCAGAAAATAATTTATCTATTGAAAGAAAAAGGTTTAATGCAGAGCAAATTAAAGATGAAAAGGAAAGATTATTAGCATTACAAAAAATTGATGCAGAAGAAGCAGAAATAGGTAGAGAAAGATTAACTAATGAAATAGCACTTTACAAAGAAGGCACACAAGCTAAAGTTGATGCAGAAATAGCACTTGCAGAGTTTGAAGAACAGATTTACCAACAAAAAGTTACAAGAACTAAAGAGTTATCTGCATTAAAAATTACAGAAGAACAAAAAGCATCTGATAAAACAAAAGAAATAGCAAGACTTGAAGCAGAGTATAAAGAAAACATACAAGCACAAACACTTAGTGCAATATCATCTTTAATTGAAGTTTTTGCAAATCAAAACGAAAAAAATGCAGAAAGAGCTTTTCAATTACAAAAAGGTTTAGCAATAGTTGAAACATTAATTAATACTTCAAAAGCCATAATGAAAGTAGCTGCTGAAACTACTGATTTAACGCCGATACAAGCGTTACGTACTGCAAATATGATAGCTATAGGGGTTGCTGGAGCAGCTCAAGTTGCTGCAATTGCATCAAGAAAATTTAATGCTTCTGGTGGCGGTGGTGGAAGCGCACCAAGTCCAAGCATTTCAGGGGGTGGAGAATCAGCTACACAACCACCAAGTTTTAATGTAGTAGGTCAATCAGGTTTTAATCAAGTAGCTGGAGCATTAGGGCAACAACAACCAGTACAAGCGTATGTTGTAGCTGGTAACGTAACAACTGCACAACAATTACAAAACAATACAATTACACAAGCAACACTTTAAAATAAAATACAATGGATATAATAGAATTAATATTAGACGAAGATAGTGAAGGGCTAACTGGAATCGAAGCGGTTAGCATCGTAGAGCTACCAGCGATAGAATCTGACTTTGTAGCACTATCAGAACAGGAAATTAAATTGGCTAAAGTAGATGGCGAAAAAAGGCTTTTAATGGGAGCAGCTTTAATACCTAACAAACCAATCTTTAGAAAGAATGGAGAAAATACATTTTACGTTTACTTTTCTGAGAAAACAGTAAGAAGGGCAAGCGAATTATTTTTCCAAAACAGTATGCAGAACAATGCAACCTTAGAACACGAAATGGAAATTAACAACTTGACTGTTGTTGAATCTTGGATTGTAGAAGATACTAAAATGGACAAAACTAACAAGTATGGTTTAAGCGTTCCAAAAGGGACTTGGATGATTTCAATGAAAGTAGAAAACGAAGACGTTTGGAAGAACTACATAGAAACTGGTAAAGTAAAAGGTTTTAGCATTGAAGGTTTTTTTGCTGACAAGGCACAAGTAAAAGACCCAAGTTTAAAATCTGAATGGAGTAAAGAGCTACAAGAGATAGAAGAAGCTGAGGCTGAATATATGCTTAATAACATTAAAGCACTAATTAAAAAAGACAAAAGAACTAAGTCTGGTAAAAGAACAGAGCTTGAAACATTTAACGACTATCCTGATGCGGTAAGTAATAATGCAAAGAGAGGTATAGAATTAAATAAAAAAGTTAATAATAAATGTTCTTCGCAAGTGGGGAAAATTCGTTCACAACAATTAGCTAATAAAGAAAACATTAGCGTTGAAACCTTAAAAAGAATGTACAGTTATTTAAGCAGAGCACAAGAGTATTATGATGAAAGCGACAAAGAAGCGTGTGGAACTATCTCTTATTTATTGTGGGGTGGTAAAGCTGGTTTAAGATGGTCTGAAAGTAAATTAAAACAAATAGAAAATGAAAAGTAAAAGATTTAAAACACCAAGTAATGTATCACCAAGTAATAGTAAACGCGGTTGTTTATGTGCTGATAATACTTACAGTAGTAAATGTTGTGAC